TTTTATAAAGTATAGTATATATAGTAATAGTGTATAGCTATATAGTTTTCTGGACCATATGTTACCTTGTTACCGTTACCTGCTGCAATAAAATGTACACACTTCCAACTTTATGATTACAATCCGCACATGACTACAAAGACACCATCTAAGAACGGTAAGTTCTTGGGCCGTCCGACTAAGTACGACCCCGCATATTGCGACGCCATCATGGAGCTCGGCAAAGAGGGCTTATCGCGTTGGCAGATCTGCTCGCGCTTAAACATTGGCCTCCACAACATGAACGCATGGGAAGGCGCACACGAGGATTTTCGTAGTGCCTTGGATCAAGCACGACTTGATGCGCTCTCATACTGGGAAGACTTGGCGCATGATCACATCAAGGAAGCTCCGGGCGGGATCAGACTTAACACTGGGTTGTGGAGCCGAAGCATGGCAGCACGCTTTCCCGAGCAATACCGCGAGAACTCCAAGCTCGAGGTCACAGGCAAGAATGACGGGCCGATCCAAGTCGACATGGTGCATGACTTCTCACAAGACTTGTTGGATGATCTTCTAGCTACGCGCCAAGCCGATGCTAAGCCAAGCAAGAGCAAGTGAGTTCGCCGATCGGATCCGCAAGGGTCCTGATCTTAACCTCATGCTACCTGAGCGCAAAGCTGCGCACAAAGCTCGACAAAGCTGGCTGACAATAGCCAATGACCATCAGGTTCCGCCACCCGGCGATTGGTGGAGCATTTGGCTATTGCTCGCAGGCCGAGGCGCAGGCAAGACTCGCGCAGCTGCCGAGTGGCTGTGGTGGGAAGCATGGACTCACCCCAAGACGCGATGGCTTGTCTCCGCGCCCACATCATCCGATGTCCGCGACGTTTGCTTTGAAGGCGACTCAGGTCTGATCACTGTGATCCCTCCGCAGTTGGTCGACCACTACACTCGATCGCTTCACGAGATATACCTCATCAACGGCACGCTGATCAAAGGCATCCCTGCTTCAGAACCGGCTCGATTCCGAGGTCCGCAGTTTCACGGAGGCTGGTTCGACGAGCTGGCTGCATGGGACTACCTTGACGACTCTTGGAACATGATTCAGTTCGGCATGCGCTTGGGGCAGAAGCCCCTGATGCTATGCACCACAACACCTAAGCCTAAGCCATTGATCGTGGATCTGGTGAACAGAGATGGGGAGGATGTGATATGTACCAAGGCCAGCACGTACGATAACATCCACAACCTCGCCCCATCGTTCCAAGCGCAGATCTTACAGTACGAAGGCACGAAGCTCGGACGCCAAGAGATCTACGCCGAGATTCTAGATCCTGAAGAGGCAGGCATCATCAAGCGTGATTGGTTCAAGTTATGGGACAACGAGAAGCCGCTGCCTAGATTTGAGTACGTGCTTCAGTCTTATGACTGCGCGACCAGTGACAAGACCAAGAATGACCCGACTGCCTGCACGGTGTGGGGTATCTTCAGGCCAAGTCCCGACAAGGCTATGAGTGTCATGCTCATCGATTGCTGGGAGGAGTACATGCAATATCCTGAACTGCGACCTAAGGTGATCGAAGAGTCCACCGCCATTTACGGTGATGAGAATGAGTTCGGTCACGGGAAAAAGGTAGACATGATCCTGATCGAGGACAAATCAGCCGGCACGCAGCTTATCCAAGATCTGCAACGCGCCGGTCTGCCTGTGAGAAGCTACAATCCCGGGAACGCGGACAAGACTACGCGCCTCAACATCGTGGCTCCCATCATCGCCAAGGGCAGAGTCTACATTCCCGAGTCCTCGGTCAATGCGGGCATGGCTCGTGATTGGGCCGAGCCTTTGATCAGCCAGCTATGCTCTTTCCCTGAAGTCCGGCACGATGACTTGGTGGACTCCACATCTCAAGCTTTAAGACTTTTGCGAGACTTAGGGTTAATTTCCATCGACCCGGTATACAATCCAGATGACGACTACGAAGAAGATCGTCCAAGGAGGGTAAACCCATATGCTGTATGACGAAGAACTGGCCCGTATGCGAGCACAGATGCTCGCTAAAGAAGATGAAGAGCCTCCTGTCTTTGACGACGGCGCAAGGTATCTAGGCCAAGACCCCAACATGATGCAGGTTGGCTTATTCGGCCGACCAAAGAAGCCGGCAGCTCCGCCTGTTGCACCCCCAGTTAACTTACAACGGCGATCGATCTTAGGCCTGACGCCCATGCCGGCCGAGTTGCCTGCTGTGATCCCACCTGCACAGCCAAAGCTAACGCCGCAACAGATGGAACAGGCCGTCCCGCAACAACAACCTGCGACACCTGCGCCAACTCCTTCAGCGCCATCCATAGACCCGCTTCAGTCTTTGGCCGATAAAGCTTTGAATGCGCCAATGTCAAGACGCGATGTACTAAAGCGCGCAGGCCAAGCAGCATTGCAACAAGTTGTGCCAATGCCTAGTGTTACAGACGTCGTGCCGCAGGTTATGTCACCATTGGCTGAGGTCGCAAAAGCTGCGCCCGCGTTTGATAAGAGCGCAATCATTGGAGCCGTGTCATCATTCTTAACAGACAAAATGGAAGCCACGTCAGGCGACTTGGCTAAAGAGTTGTCACGTCATGGCGCGTATGAATCAAATGACCCCGATGAGATTGCCATGGGTAAGCCTTGGGCATACGCGCAATACGGGGAGCCATTGCATGCAAATTACATGGGCAACGAAACAGCTGACTTAAGTCAAACTTCAGGCCTTGCGACTTTGCGTGATAATTTCAATTTGAAAAAGCTGTCAGAGCATTCAGGCATTCCAATCGAAGAACTTAGAAAGCATATTAGCGATATTGAGTTGCAAAGTCTTCCATTGCACATAGGCAGTAGACAAGAGCAACTTGAGCAAGTTATGGACGATGGTCGCCCCAAAGAAGCGTATCGTATGACTGCGTTAGAAGAGCTTGGCCCTGTTGATGACTACATAAAGAAAGCTGCTGAAGAATTATTTGGTACGCAAAAGTCTTTTGATGACGACGAACGTTGGGAAATTGCAAATCATGCAATGGGTTTGGCGTATGATGATTACGTACGCAAGACAATGAATAGCATTAAGATGCCTGAATACGGTTTCCATGATGAGGTTTTACTTAAAGCCGGAAAACAATGGCTTGAAGATGCTTTCTCGGATGTATTTGATCAAGGTTCTGAATACGGCGGATACGGGTTTGACGATTTTTATGAGCGTGTGCCTGATGCGCTTAAACCTAAGCGTGCGCCAAAACCAAAAGCTGCAAAGCCTAAAGCAAAGTCTAAGGACAAATAATTATGTATGAAGTACCATTTGGTGAAGACGGTGGCAGTGGTGACTTAGACAAAATGCGATTGGCTTTGGCTAAACAGAACAAGCCTGCGCCTACGCCGCCGTCTGCGGCTTCGCAGATCCCAGGGTATGGCAAACCAGTCCCACCTGCGCAAACAAAGCCTGACCCCTTAGGCGCAGCAGCAGGTAACTTCACCGAGTTGGCGACTAAGTTCAATCCGCTGATGATGATGAAGTCGATGCAGGAGTCTGTTCGTACTCTTAACCCCGCAATCCCTGTTGCAGGCGCTTGGGCCGATGTTGCGCAGAACGTACAAACAGCGGGCGCGGAGGCGATGTACGACATACTTGGGAATCGCAAAGGCATTGAGAAGATGCAGCAGAACTACGTGCCTGTTACTACAGGCCGATTCTACCAAGAGCCTACCACGCAATTTGCTAAAGAGTTTGAGTCAGGCGTTACAAAGGCGATGGACGCGTCCAAGATGCCGCCGGTTTGGCCTTTGGCTATGAACCAGCCAATTAGACCGCCAATTACCCCTAATGACGTTCGCGTTATGGGCGCTGAGGCCACAAGAATAGGCAGGCAAGTCAAAGATATACCTACAGACTTCTACAACGCGCAATCTGGCCTGCAGAAGTTAGACCCAATCACAGGTCAGCCAACGTACGGCGCCAAGCTTCAAGGCGTTGCTGAAAGCGTTGGTGACATCATGGCGCAAAGGGAAATGCAAGGGTTGCCACCTATTCCTGGGCTCCCTGCTTCCATGCAGCCAATGAATCCTAAGCTATACGCCATGCGACCTGAAGGGTCAAGGGTTACATCTGCTACGTTGCCTGCAACTGCAAAGGCAGACGCCGCGACTTACGCCCCTGCGCAAGAGATCATTAACAACGTTATTGACAGCACAACAATGACGCCGGTGCAAGCATTGGATGAGATACAAAACAACATCCTGCGTAAGCCTGAGGCTGCGTCTGCGCGCAGAGCGTTTGAGTCTTTCCTTAAGCAAAAAGCTAATGAGATGTACCCTGACGCTCCGTCAGAAGGCGCGGCATTGTCAGCATATAAAGCCAGATTCGGTGATAGAGAAGCTTCAGCAGCGCACACACTAGAAATGTACGATCAGTTCTTGCAAACGCCTAATGGCATACAGTACAGGGCTGCGCTTGACTTGCCTTCTGCAGAAGAATTGCCTGCAATGCATGAAGCTGCAGCCAATTGGCTTAACTCTCAGTTTACTAATTACATTATTGAAAAGGTTGGCACGCCTAATGAGCCTGCAGCCAAGCTGGCAAGTCAAGGCTTAACGTTTTACCCGCCGTCAGAAGTATTTGACAGCGCAGATATGTCAGGCTCCAAGATTGGAGCCAAACGTACCGCCGCAGGCATGCCTGCCAAAACGCCAACTGATGAGGCATTGGTTGCAGCAGATCAGAAATTAGCTGACTTGGTACAACAATCAGGCGATGCAGCAACTCGTAAACGCGAACAAGAGGCAATTGCCAAGCAATTAGGCTACGGCGCAATTGACCCTAATACGGGCGTTGTTGTTGAAGGTATGAACCTTGGAAGGTATGAGCCTTTTGCTCAAGCATCACGCGAGTCAGACAAAGCAAACACCGCGTACAAAAAACAGCAAAAAGTGGTTGACAATTTGCGTTTAGGTGCTGCGTATGAGAACGCAACTGACAAGGCAATTCATGCGCCTTTTGCCAAAAACTTAAAAGAAGAAATTGAGTATAGTGAGCGGCAGTTCTATCCTGCGTTGATGCAAACGCCTGATACTGAGCGCGCATACATTGCAAACCCAGTTCAGTTGCGCAACCTTGGCTTTGAAGATCTTGCAAAAAGCTTTTACAGCGATGTGATGTCGCGTAAAATACATTTGGACAAAGTTCCAAAGATGACTGTTGAAAAGTATATACGCGATACTGCTGAAGGTAGGATTGCTGCTGAAAAGCTTGCGCAAGCTAAAGAAAAGCAATTCAAAACTGACGCGGATAACCAGTTTGCACGCAGCGCTGCGTTATATATTCCTAATGACAAAGTCTTTGGCAACGTTGGCGCGTTGGAGATCACCAATCGCTTTACGCCTGAGCAGGTCGGACAATTGGTAAGTGAAGACACCTTGGCGTTGGACGTCTGTATTGGTGAAGGCGGTAATGTCAGAGACAGGCCAAACCCTTGGCATCCCGGCACCGGTGATCGTCAGTACATTCCAATTTACGACATTGTCACAGGACAGCGCAACCCTGACGCAACCAGCCCTAGGATGGGCTTTATTAACGCTGTTGCAAATGGCTCGCAAATGGTAAGCTTTAGAGATACAGTAACAGGTGAGCCTGTTGCAATCTTTGACCTTAACCCTTCATCATTGGATGGTAAGTACAACATTCACTTTGCGTCAGGCCGTAAAAATGGCAAGATCAAACCTGAATATGTTGAAGGCATTAAGTCGTATCTTAACAGCCGTGCGGACTCAATCCACGACGTTGGCACTTTCCTGTATGACCACACAGGCATTAATGATAGAAAGCGTATGCAAAATCGCGCCTTGGCTGGTATGATTGATATGCCTATATCGCAGTTTGAGCGCTACGACCTTACAGGTTTGCCAAGGTTTGTTACACGTGCTGATATTCGCAATCATATTGAGAACTT